AACAGCCTGCAGAAAAGATACAAGTTTGAAGATTACTTCGAAGTGATCAAGTTCCTAATAAACACTGTCAAACCACAAGAGAAATTAGACCATCATGCAGACCTAGGTGTGTTCTATGATGAAGTTCTAGTAAAGATTTACACGCACAGGACAAAAGATGTGTCAGATTATGATTTCATGGTTGCCATGCAAATGGACATGATAGCCAAAAAGATGCACGGTGCTATCAATCCTGAATACGGTTTAGACTCATTGGTAGACGAAGGCACAAGGTGTTGGAAGGGATACACAAAGAAGGGCATGAAGACCATGTTCGGTAAGAGAGTAAACAACTGTGTAAAGAACGAAGACGTTGACATCTGTGTTAACTGCGGCGGTTTAGTGTTTGAAGAAACACTCAACGAGGATTTGAAAAAATGGTTCAAAGACAAATGGGTAAGAGTTGGACCAAAAGGAAAAATTAGAGGTGCCTGCGGTGGCAAGAGCAAAGGTGAAGGTAAACCTAAATGCGTACCAGCCAAGAAGGCTTATGCGTTAGGTAAAAAAGGCCGGGCAAGTGCGGCCAAAAGGAAAAGAAGAAAAGATCCAAATCCTAATAGACGTGGTAAAGCAATAAACGTTAATACCAAAAAGAAAAAATAATTTGCATTCCTTACAGATCTGTTATATACTTGTTGGATAACAACAGGAGAAACAAATGGCAGTAAGAAACTTCAATGACGCAGAGAAGCAAAAGCTAATCCAAATCATATCACAGGGTTCACAGGTACTAGGCGAAGTGGATGACCTCAAGGGTGGTTTAAGAGACACAGTTAAAGCAATCTCGGAAGAGCTTGAGCTCAAACCCGCACTGATCAACAAAGCGATCTCAATAGCACACAAGGACAACTACAAAAATCTAACTGACGACCTAGACACACTAGAGTCCATATTAGTAGCCGCAGGCAAGTTATAGTGTACAAGTTAATCAAGGACTTTTGGTTAACAAGTTACAGGACAGACAAAACTGCTTTCTACTATGAACTGGTTTCGGTAGTATTCACGATAGTCGGATCTTGTATCTTGACTTTTACCTCACCAGAGCCTATAATGACATATGTGTTTCCGATATATCTTATCGGATCAATAACACTTGCAATAGGTTCATACAGGAGGAGAATCATATGGACCACAGTACTGGCAGGTTGGTTCACGATAATGAACGTCATAGGAAACATAAAAGTATTTTTTTAATGGGAACAAGCATAATAGAGTTTTGGAAGAACAGTTATAGATCAGATAACACTGCATTCTATTTCGAGATGATCAGTTTCATATTCACAGTGGGAGCAAGTATGACATTGGCGATAACAGCTAACAATCCTGACATGACCATAGTGTATCCAGGATTCTTCGTAGGAGCAGTCACACAATGTTATGCATCATTCAGGAGAGGTGCGGCATTTGTCATGATGATCACAGGATATTTTTCAATCATAAACGTCTATGGTTTTGGCGTTGCAAGTTATTGGTGGTAGTATGAGTTACATAGATGCATTATACAAAAAAGACGAGGACAAGATCTACGTTGTAGAACGTGATCCCAAGAAAGGTCGTGTGTTCGTAGAGTACGATGCACGTTACGTTTTCTACTACGAGGACGCAAGGGGTAAACATAGATCAATGACCGGGGCACCTTTGCAGAGAGTACAGTGTGCAACACACAAGGATTTCATCAAGGAACAAAGGATAAGATCCAACAAGACACTTTACGAGCAGGACATCAATCCTGTGTTCAGATGCCTTGAAGAGAACTACCTGGGCAAAGAGACGCCCAAGCTGAACACAATGTTCTTTGATATCGAAGTTGACTTTGACCCCGAGAGGGGTTATGCATCGACAGATGATCCGTTCATGCCTGTAACTGCCATAAGTTGTTACATGAGCTGGACAGACCAACTGGTCACACTGGCAGTTCCGCCAAAGACAATCAACATGCAGGAAGCCAAGATGCTGACCGAGAGATTTCCCAACACGATGTTGTTTGACAAAGAGAAAGACATGTTAGACGCATTCTTACAGCTTGTGGAAGATGCAGACATACTGTCAGGATGGAACTCCGAGGGTTATGATATTCCATACACTGTGGGTAGAATACAGAAAGTTTTGAGTTCAGATGACACAAGACGTCTTTGTTTCTGGGGACAGAAGCCCAAGAAGAGAATATTTGAGAAATACGGCAGAGAACAGTTGAGCTTTGATCTTGTTGGTAGGGTACACTTGGACTTGTTAGAACTATACAGGAAGTACACATACGAGGAAAGACATTCATTCAGACTAGATGCGATAGGTGAACACGAATTAGATGAGAAGAAAACAGTCTATGAGGGATCACTGGATGCACTTTATAAAAACGACTTTGGATTGTTCATAGAATACAACAGACAGGACACGGCACTGCTGGCCAAACTTGAGAAGAAATTAAAGTTCATAGAACTTGCCAATGAGATAGCACACCAAAACACAGTGCTACTGCAGACCACAATGGGAGCAGTCGCAGTTACAGAACAGGCTATCGTGAACGAGACACACAGACGTGGCATGATCGTGCCTGGCAGGAAATACAGAGACAAAGATGCAGAACCAATGTCAGCGGCAGGTGCCTATGTGGCAACTCCACAAAAAGGAATACATGATTGGATTGGATCTATTGACATCAACTCTCTTTATCCAAGTGTAATTAGAGCACTGAACATGGGACCGGAAACGATAATAGGACAGATAAGACCTGTGATAACTTCCGCAGAGATCAACAGGGCCAAACACGCAAAGAAATCATTTGCGGCATCGTGGGATGGACAGTTCGGTAGTTGGGAGTATCAAGCTGTGATGAATCAAGAGAAAGGAACAGAGGTCGTGGTTGATTGGGAAGACGAGACTAGCGTCAGGATGTCGGCGGCACAACTGTACGAGCTAGTTTTTGATGGCAACAACAAATGGATGTTGAGTGCAAATGGTACCTTGTTCACATACGAGTACGAAGCGATCATTCCTGGCCTGCTGAAACGTTGGTATGAAGAGAGACAGGAGATGCAACGGAAGATGCGTGATTGTGGAGACAACGAGATTGAAAGAGAATATTGGGACAAAAGACAACTTGTTAAGAAGATTAACCTAAACAGTCTGTATGGTGCAATCCTGAACCCAGGATGTAGGTTCTTTGACATGAGGATAGGACAGTCGGTCACACTGTCAGGCAGATGTATCACGAAACACATGGCCAGCAAGGTCAATGAGATCGTTGCAGGCAAGTATGACCACAAAGGTCAAAGTGTTGTGTATGGAGATACAGATTCCGTGTATTTCTCAGCATACAAGGTACTAGAGAAAGAGATCAAGGACGGACTGATACCATGGACCAAGGATTCAGTAGTAGGCTTGTACGATAAGATATCAGATGAAGTGAACACTTCGTTCAAGGCGTTCATGACCAAGGCATTCCATACACCAGCGACAAGAGGAGAAGTTATTGCCGCAGGTAGAGAACTTGTTGCATCAAAAGGTCTGTTCATCACAAAGAAAAGATATGCACTGTTATACTACGACAAGGAAGGTAAGAGGACAGATGTAGATGGAAAAGAGGGCAAGATGAAGGCAATGGGATTGGATTTGAAAAGATCAGATACTCCTGTGTTTGTGCAAGACTTCCTGAGTGAGATACTGTACATGGTACTTTCAGGCAATGAAGAGAAAAAGGTGTTAGACAGGATCAGTGAATTCAGGGCAGAGTTCAAGTCAAGACCAGGCTGGGAGAAAGGATCTCCCAAGAGAGCAAACAACATGACCAAATACACAGCGGCGGAAGTGGCCAAGGGCAGAGCAAACATGCCAGGACACGTCAGGGCCAGCATGAACTGGAACAGATGCAGAGACATGTATGGAGACAAGTATTCCATGCCCATACTAGATGGTGCGAAAGTTATTGTGTGCAAACTTAAAAACAATCCAATGGGCTACACGAGTATTGCATATCCCGTGGATGAACTGCGTATACCGGAATGGTTCAAAGAACTGCCATTCGACGGAGATGCCATGGAAACAGGTGTGTTAGATCAAAAGCTAGACAACCTCATAGGTGTGCTGGACTGGGACGTACAGTCAACAGAGACCAGTAACACATTCAACAAACTTTTTGAATTTTAAATAACATTATGTTAAGCATAGAAGAGATTAAATTGCTGATTGAGAAACTGGAGAAGGCCAAGGCAACAGACTTCCAAGAACTGATCGACACGAATCTACAGATATTAAAAGACATAGAGCTGGCAGTGGATGCCAACAACAGTGAAGCCATAGAACGTTTGGACAAACCAGAGGAGTGGTATGCCAGAGACCTCGAACAGAAGAGGAAAAATCCTATCGTTGATCCAATGTTGTACAGGCTGATACAGACCAAGATATTCCAGTTTTCAAGAATCTCCGCGGGATCAACACAGGGACAGTACAACAGCCTCGAAATTGGGCCAGGTGCAGGAATGTTCTCAAAGGAATTCAGATCATGGAGATTGAACTACTTCCTGGAAATACTGCGAGATGTGGAAAACAAGATCAGACGTAGGTTCCCACCAAGGCATCAGAAGTATCTAAGATTTTTCAGAACACTCGAGACGGAGTGTTCAAACATACCACAGGGAAGTTGCAATTTCGTATTCAGTTGGGACACGTTCGTATTCTTCACTCAGAGACACGTACAACAGTACCTGCATGACATCAAGAGAGTACTTGTACCAGGTGGTTATTGTTTCATACAGTATGCCGACTGCCATTATGATCATGACCTACACGAAGCAAAACGTGGTTATTGGAACTACAACACCAAAACAGAAATGACCAGAATCATCGAAGAAGAAGGATACGAGGTTGTTGAGATGAATCAATTCCGACCCGGAGCCAACTATGCCGTATTCCGCAAGCCTGGTAAACAAAATCCGGCAGTGTACAAAGTTTCTGAAATAACACTAGACTAAGACCTAAATATCCTATACAATAAGAACATTATGATAGACATCTTAAAAGACATCGTTAAACACACGCATGGATTGGGATTTTTAGATCTTGTCAAAATCAGTGGTAGCACTGAGGCAACTGCGATTGATTCAATGGCAGAAGACAGA